ATATTTTCGGTCCATGTGGATATTACTGCCAGAATAAACTAGTTTGCAAAAGTTAATAAGATCTTCTTTTCTTGAGTATGAAAGTGCATATACATTAACATTAGATTTCTTATTCACAGAAGGACCCGAAGATAGTCCTTTTCTAATTAAGAAAGTTCTTATTTTAGATAATAGCTTATAGGTTCCTAATAGAACTACTCTATCTCTTGTTATTGTTATGACGCTTCCATCTCCATCAGTAAGCCCCCTAATGAAGGCAGGCATGTGCTCATCAGTTACACATACTGGAAGATCAGCTGTAATACTTTTATTATTGTCATATCCCATAGAGTGAAGAGTGTTAACTATATATCCATTATGGATATACAGGGTTACTTCATTTCTATTGTTTTTGAAGCATAAGGGGCTTTTACTTTCCATGGCCTCTCTAACTTTATATAAGACATCAACATCTTCCTTACATTGTGAAAAGGATATTCTAGCTCCTGTAATAGGGGCTCTTTCTACACAGCCATCTGCTGTGAAGAAACCTAAGACATAGGCTGATTTCTCATTTAGAGAATCGAAGAATTTATGATTAACTGGACAATTACCGGTGTCCCTAGAAAGCTTAAAAGTTTTTGAGGCTCTCTGCTTTACAGCATCATAAGATCTACTTGGAAATAGATCGAATACTGTTGGGTTATACTCGTAATTTTCCACTAAAATTTTATCTTCCTCCTCAGTCCATGCTCTAGGATTATCAAGTTGTAACTTGAATACCTTTTTACTAACACTAGAATATGATCTTCCTAACTTTGAACTAATTTGATGTAGGGTTAAAGCACCCCAGCTATCCTTTATATACTGGATCTCTGACTGCTCCCAACCTCTACGTGCTTCTGGCATTGCTATATTCATACAAGCTAGTACGAAACTAGCTCGACTTTTTCTCTTTGAATCGTGTATGATATTCCCTGAAGCTCCCCTATGACCTTACCTCCGAAGGTGACAACCATGTCCACTCCTGAAAAAGAGTTATAGGATTTAGAGAAGCTTGCAGCACTTCTACCTGCACTTGAAGGAGCTATTCCCCGTTGTGCTGTAGGCATGTTATTTTCTCCTAGGCATTATTGCCTGTTAGATTGAATCAGCTAATGAAACAGTCAGATTGATCTGAGTGATTTCAAAGGCTGGGACCAACGTAAGGTTTACATCACACTGACCCAGAACACGCTGCTCTGGAGTGGATGAAACGGTAAAGTCATACTGGTTTAGTGCACCAGCAGATTTCATACTGAGTAGAACCTGGTCTATCTCAGCACTCAATGCATTCATTTGAGGAGCATTATTAGGCTCACCTAGATACTTCTCAGCCACTGCCCTAATGAGATCCACTGTAGTATGAACTATTCTTACTGTAGTGAGTCTTACAAAGTCAGATCTGAGATATCTATTAACATTAAATGCACCAGTTACACCACTGGCTACAACGAAGCCCTTACTTCTAGTATACATACTTACTAGTCTTAGACCAGTTAGAACATTGACTTGAGTGGCACTTAATTGCTTTAATGGGACTAGGCCTTCTATAAACTTATTGGTAGTAGCAGATTGTGGTGCCAGTCTTAGAATGGCTCCACCATAGGCTGCTGCACCTGCTGTAGTCTGGAAGGCTGTGCTTATAGAAGCTCCTAGAGCAGAAGCTAGAGCACTAGTCTGCGTAGTGGCTACCTTGACAGGGGCACTAAATACACTTAGATATGCTCCTGCATCTACTCTAACATTTCTACCATCTACTGCCGCAGTAGTATCAAGCTCCTTGGCCTGCCAGTAGGTAAAGTAAGTAGAATACAATTGACTAGAGTTAGCTGCCTCACTGAACCTTACACCATTACTATCATAGCTTCCATGTAGGAAACTATCATAGGCTGCATGATAGGCTGAGCCACTAAATACTCTAGTAGTGAAGAATCCACTGGCTGCGTTTACAGTCCCAGTATTAGCATGCACAAAGGCATTATGAGCATACCACTCACTCAGTAGCGCTGTGCTTGGTGTAGCAAATAGCACCTGCCTCATCTGCCCAGTAGTAGATAGGCCAGTATAGGTTGCTACCTCTGCTGATAGTGAAGTAGATCCTGTGACCGCATCACTAACACTGACATTAAGGAAGCCTGCTCTTTGCTGTGCCCAATAGACTATAGGGGCAGTGGCTATTACACCAACTGCACTATTCTGGGACTTGGTGGATTGATAAAGGAAGTTAGCTAACTGAACTCCATAGTTCTTAGTAGCTCCTATGTTAGTTCCTATATCATCTATATAGCATCCCACTGGGGATACCACATCTATGTCTCTGTTTCTAAGAACATCATAGGCACCAGATAGTTCTGCGAACCTTGTGCCTGTCCCTAGAGCATTAGTATACTGGAACAGATCTCTACCTGTATACCAGTTGGTTACGATTACCTCGATGTTTGGTGCGCCTGCTATGACAGCTTCCTCTATAGCAATAGATAGTTCACCAGGGAATACTGCTCCCTGATCACCACTAAACCATAGTGCGTTCATTGCTTTTTCAGCTGAGCTAACTGTCATTGGCTCTCTTATTGGGATGCCAGTGTTACTAGTGATGCCTAGTAGTGTCAACTTAGGTCCAGCTGGAGGCGGCGCTATTCTTAATCCTAGATCATTCAGTGTTAGCTGTATGTTAGGAAGAAATTGATCATTCGCCATGTTTGTTTCTCCTAGGTATTTCTACCTATATTACTGCAATATATCAAGCCTGCCCCATAGATAGTTGCCAGACTCATCATAGAACAACCTTCGATATCCACTAGCCGTCAACTTTCCAGACACTAATTGATCAGCGATGTAGCGTTTATTGTCTAAGGCAGATCTGATACTGCCCGTTGCAGTATTTAAAATCACATCTATCTTTAACAGGTCACGCTGGTAAACAGCTTCTAACTGTTCCGTTCGGAAGTAATACTGAATAGACCTTTCCCAGACTGGTTGACGCCACTGCTGTTTCATATCATCAGCTAGCCTCTTCCAAAAGAAAGATTGACTCACACCATACTTCCTAAGAAGCATCTGATGATGCCTCATAAACTGCTCGAACCATTCAATGAGACGCTCAGTAGCTTTATTATTTACATACCAGGCATCAAACTGAACTATATTATCAAACCATTGTCCATAAATTTCCACGGTATAGCCATCAACTACTGGATCCTTGACTCTATCCCTTAGCCTAGGCTTTAATTCCTTCCTAGGTCCAAAGGCCTGATCAAGGGCTCCTGGTTCTTTGACAGATACAAACCATGTTATGGATGGTTTCATGGGCGGAGAATTAAGTTCTCCTCCCGCGTTATTTGCGATTATTGTATTAGGAGAGGAGGTAGGATAGGCATGCTCAAATCTTACATACTTATCTTCATCATAGAGAATAAGGTTCTCTCCATTTAAGGCCACAGGAGCATTATTTAACTCCAATCTAACTAGGCCTTGCCACTCATCCTTTACTGGATCCTTGATTATATGGTCTACAGTATAGGTCTCATTGGTCTTAGTATTCAATATCCTATCCCCCTTCTGAGGTTCTATGAACATAAAGGGAAAGAAAATTAAATTCTTATCAGTAGGACTAACCTTATAGACTAGCTGATACCTAAGCATCAGGGATTCTATAAGTTCCATGGTTTGTAGAAGGGTCAGTGTGCCTTCAGCCTGAGACTTATATCTAAGCTCTAGAGCCCTTGCTGAGGGATCGTAGACCTCTAGATACCTATCTGTGAAGTTATCAAACTGGCTCATTTATAGACACTGTGACTGAAGCCTGTGCCGTCACTAGGCTTGGTATTATTAGTGAATTCTCTTTCCTCACCTCTAGCTATCCAGAAGGCTGGCTTATTATCCCTGGCATTAATTAAATTAAAGTCAGCTATCTTATAAGCCTTATTGATAGTAAAGGGCTGGATTGGTTTACCAGTAGCCTTATCTAAGTCTAGTTCTAGGATATAGCTCTGCTTAGTAAGCTCTCTCTTAGACTCTATAACAAAGCCCTTTATCTGGCTACTAATGGAGCCCACTTTAGTTATAAACTCTACGCCTAGGACTTGTGCCCAGCTATAGCATCTAACTAATTCATCAGTAAATAGATAGCCTGTATCAAAGCACCTCTTACATTTAGAGTTGCCTTTACAGGAGCACTTCTTACTGAGATCTGGTGTTCTAAGAGCCACCCATCTAAATGAGCCACCTACCTTAGATAACCTATCTAGCTCCTTAGCAAAGTCTAGATACTTAGTTGGAAGTTCAGAATATTGTGCCATAATCTAATGGGTTGTTAGTCTTAGCATTTCTATTTATCTTCACATTGGCATTAGGATCACTGCTCTGGATATATCTACTATAGGGCTCCGTATAGCTACCATTGGGATTGAACCACATTCTACTATCATTAATAGAAGCCGCCACTCCTTCTGCCCTTATAACTGACTTAAACTGCCAGCCAGCCTTTAAGGTCTCTAGAGCTATATCTCTAGCCTTAGTAGCACTGGCTACCTTCATGGCTAGTCTACCTATCATGTTATCTACACCTAGATTCATATCAGCCACTTGCTTTCTAGTGCCTGCTGATAGGAACTTCTCATATTCTTGGTCTTCTATGATATCTAATACTGTAGCATAGAGGACATACTTCTTGGCTGCCCAAGGAGGACCATCTAGGTTATACCCTCTACCTAGCTTCTCCCACAACATTATACTATTCTTAAATAGGACTGCTCCTATATAATCATCATGTAATTCTGGATTGAGGGATTTAAGTTCTAGCTTTACAGCATTAACTCCAAAGATCTCTGGATACAGCTTTGTAGTAGCTATATAATTAGTATGGCCTCCAAAGGTAGCTCCATTGCTGCCACTAATACTATCATTTAATTGTATGTTTATAGCTAGGTTATTAGGTAGTCCACCTGAGAAGTGATAGACTAGTTGGTTACCTGATAGGTAGCCACTATAAGAAGGTATAGAGCCTCCTAGGCCTGCACTGGCTGTTCCTAGATAGGAAGAGTCATCTAGTATAGGGTATAGGTTTACAGTGGCTAGCTCAGTGGCTGGGAGGCCTGTAGCTAGGCTCTGATTGAATATGAATCTAATGGTGTTATCCCCAGTTAGATTAAGAGGGACAGCATGACTATGATTAGCTGGCCTTACTCTTACTAGTGTAAAGTCGTAGCCTAAGGCCTTAATATTACTGGCTAGGTTAAGATCACCTTCTAAGGTAAAGTCCTGGGCTTCCTTCTCTACAGTAGTATCTATACTGTAAGCACTATCTCCAGTCTCAAACTCTATAGCTATAGAGGTAGTAAGTGGATCTCCAGTAGCTGTATCAGTCAGATACTCTGTGCCTACTGCTGCATCTTGTCCTACTAATACTATCCTATAAGCTGTATTCTCTCTGAGATGGCCTAGTGGAACTATAGTTACAATAGCATCTAGACTACCACCAAAGTCTGTATCAGAGGTGCTAGCAGCTATGGTTAGAGAAGTTAGAACTCTATTGGATGTGGCTACATCAACTAGAAATACTGTATTATCAGTAACGCCTGTGACACTAGCTGTAAAGGTTACAGTTAGGGACTTATTAATGAAGACATCACTGGCTCCATTTAAGGGATAACTAGTTGATACAGCTGGCGCACTCATTTCAATAGACTATCTAATTCAGCAGTGTCAGGTGTTAGAGTTGGCGGCTTGGGCAAGTTCTTAGGTATATTAATCTTTACCTGCGGCCCCTTCTCTATAGTTATCTTACCTTCCTTATCCTCAGTCTCAGGCAGTCTTAGAGAGTGCTCTGAATAACTAGCTAGATCTGTAATTAGAGCTAGCACTTCCTTTCTATTTCTACCTGCTACCTCCTTCTTCTGTAGGTGGGCAGCTATCTCATCTATAGAGAAATTTCTATCACTCTTATTCTTAACTAATAGCTTTAGCTTTTCTATAACATCTTTACTCTTACCTTGCTGCTTTACTATCTCCCAATATTCATTAAGAACCTTAGGATCCTTCTCTATAGAAGGGACATATCTCTTACCCGCTACTATACTTCCATACTCTAGTCCTCTATGTAGAACTTCATAGTATTCTTTATCCATGCCAGGAGAGATGGTGGCCCAATAGTTAGTTGGGGTTAGGTGTATATCGCCAATGGCAAACATACTCCCCTTCTTCATATTAAGACTTACTATCTGTCCAGCAATACCGTCTCTAGGTCCTATCTGAGGAGCCAGGCTACTAAAGTTAATTATGTTTGGTTTATCTATTTTCTTCATGTTACTTTCCTATATTAAAAAGATAGGCTAACTGGAGGTAGCGAGCAACCAGTTAGCCCGTTTTGCATTTGGACTCATCTAAGGTCCTCTGCACGGTCCCAGGAGAGCGCACGAACTCTCTACCCGGTGAAATCATTAAGCTGCCATCCTATCGCTATTAGCATGGCAGTATTCGTTATACGTCTGAGTAGTTACCTGTCTGATCACCACTGAGGTTTGAACCCAGAGTTGATAGCTGTAGACCAATCTTATCAGTGAAGTCGAAGCTACGAGCAAGGCTAACGTCCTTAACAAGACCGATACCATACCCGTTGTTGAGCGTAGCCATAGCATAGCGCTCACGGAACTTCACCTTCATGATGTCTCTTGCTGGATCATCCCACTCCTCTGTAACCACATCCTCATCTACAATGAGAAGACCTAGTTCGCTTAGCTGGGCGAAGGCTAGGGTTGTTCTCTGAGTAGTAGAGTCAAAGGTCATATAGGGAGTTACCACAATCCTGAAGGGATGTGGGAATGCAGCAGGAACATTGGTAAATGTGGTAGCTAGCTGGCTTGGGCTATCAACAGTTGTACCATTGAGTAGTCCGTTGCTTCCAACTCTCCACTGAGGAGCATTACCTGGTGAGCCTTGTGGGCCTGCCCAGATGCTGCTGATATTACCATTAACAAAGCCTAGGGCTCTGCTGATACCTTCATTGGCAAATATCTTCCAAGCAAATGGGTGCATGAATAGAGTGTCTGGAACGAATCCATTGTTCACCATGTCCCCATAGAGGTAGAAGATATCATCAAGGGTGATGGTACCATTGTAGTCTCCGGCCCAACCTCTACCAGTAGTAGATCTGTAGCCAGTGCCAGTGTTATCCATGATAACTCGGCCGTTGTTTAGCATTAGGTCTACTGCCTGACGCTCCTTTAGCATTGCTAGTTCCTTAACTGCATGACGGAAGTGTGCCGCCATTACATCGAACTGGCTGTAGCGAACCATCTCATCAGTGCACTTAACGGCTAGACCGTATTTACCAATGGTAGCAGTGACTTGACCAGCAAGCTCCATAGAGCGCTCTGGATACTCACCACCCTCTGGTATATAGGCAGCTGAACCTACACCACCCCAAGCAGGGAATACTACCTGACTACCAGCAGTATAGTTAACTCTCTGAAGTAGAGGAGTAACTACAAAGTTGGGATAGATAGCATCTCTAACTATAGAGCTGATGACTCGTGGAATTAGAAGAGGATGGTCTGTAGAGAAGTTATCAGACATTCTGATCTTCTTGGTATAGGCCATGTCCTTCTTAGCTAGTTCCTCATAGGTTATCTTCTTATTGGTGCCAGGAATCTTGCCGTTGTTACGCCATATATCAGCGATAGCATCGACCTTCTTCTGATCAGCCATAAGGGCCCTATCCTTGGGAGCTAGGGATAGATACTCCTCACTGAGGCCACTATCTTCTAGTCTCTCCTTAACCTTCTCCTCAATTCTCTTGTCTGTTGACTTGAGTATCTTCAGGAGAACTTCTTTTGTCTTTGAGTCTTCAATGACATCAAGATCTTTTAAATTAAAATCTTCCATATGTTCTCCTTATAGTCTGATTAGAATGGTCATGTAGGCAAAATACTTGTTAGCACTTAGCCTTGCGCCGAAGAGGTGGCCAGGGATCCCTTGGGAACCAGAGCCAGTAAGCTGCATACCAGGAACAGTCTGAATCTTGGCCAGGTCGACCCATTCAGCTGATGCCTCAGCAGATAGTGTTATAGTGCCACCAGCAGCTAGAGTATCTTGTAGAAGATCACCAGCAGAGCCGGCAGAATAGAGGCCGAACACTGTCTTCTTAAGGCAGCGTCCAACAACATGCTCTGCATAACCAGTTAGTGTTACATCCACCTTCTCAAATCGTCCAGCTAGGCCAGAGTTTGTGAATGCGTTAGTAACAGTCATGTTTGAGAATACACCATGATCATAGGCCTGGTGAGCAACCATGACTAGGTCGCCGTCAGTTATGAGGTGCTCCTTGGCAGTGATGCAAGGAATCTGAATTACATAGTCAGTAAGAATACCAACGTTGACATTCTTCTGATAGTTCTGGAACTTGCGCTGTAGGTTAAAGCTGTAGATTGGCTGATAGATTATACCAATGGGCTTTACAACTCCGATAAATCCAGAAGCAGAAGCTGCTGGAAGACCCCAGGTTGCTCCATCACTGTGATGGTAGTTCTTAAACTCACCGGCGTGAGTGGTCGTCGCGGCAGCTAGAGCTGAATTGACTGCACCAGTGGACCAGCAGGCAGGGAATAGCTTACCACTAAAGGTGCTATATCCTGTAGCAAATCCCACTATTGTGCCAGGCTCCAATACAATTGGATCATGGTCCTTTTGATCAATCCTAGTAGGTGCTAGGCCCGTCCATGGTGATATCGGAACTGATGTTATGTTTGGTCTTACGCCCTCACAAAGTTCAAGATATGATGGACGGAAGGTCTCGAATCCACGAGGAATACGATAGTTAGCCATTTATTTACTCTCCGTCAAAAATTGTGTCTAGTTTACTCTTTTCTTTCCCAGCAGCTGTATCATTATGCAGTGCGGGACTTGGTAGCTTCTCCTTAGAAGTATCTACCGTCTTGTCAGCCGTAGCTGATGTCTTTGACTTAAACTCTAGCGTGATGTCATCTAGCGAGTCTTTAAGACTTTCTAGTGTTCTCTTGCCGAGTGAGTCAATGTATGCTTTCTTGGTCTCATCAGAGTCCAGACCCTTAGTATCAGGCTTATCGAGCACTATCCTATAGTGAGCAACCAGCTTGGCATAGTCCTTGGTAATCTCTACCTTGGTTATAGCCAACTGGTCATTTAGCTTCTTTACTTCAATAGCATTACTCTCTACTGTTGCTGTGAGGTCCTTGTTCTTCTTCTCAAGGTCCTGATTCTTTTTGGTCATGTCCTCTAGGGAAGCCTTTAGAGCGTTGAGTTCTTTCTCATCCATTCTATTCTCCTTAGATTTATTGTCAAGCTCACTTTTCATTGGCTTAGTGTCCACTTTGTCTACTGAGGTCTTAGGACGGCTAGAAGCAACATCTTTAGAGTCTTTAGATACAGGGACGGGAGCTTTGGCTTTGTCTGGCTCGGCTACTTGCTCTTTGTCTACATTGGATGCTGTTGGCTTGACTGAAACAACAGTCACCTCATTAGTAGACTGCTCCTCCAACGAGGAGCTAATACGCTTACTGATTCCCTCTGGAACAACTACTGATACGGTCTTAGTTAGGGACCTATCTTTGCCCAGTAGGAGATCTAATTCTAATTCTTCATCCATTAGGCACATAGAGCTTATCATGCTCTTCTTACCTCTACTCATGGATGGTATGAGAAGCTGCATTGCATCACCTAGCTTGGCACCTTCCCAGTCAAACTTAATTACTTTGGCTGAGGGCTGAGCTGGCAGATTAACGAAGCTTATTTCTTTATAGGAAAGAGGACCTGTGATGGCGTAGCATAGATATTCTGAGTCATTGGACTCATAGTGCCTGCCTGGAGAGTGGTCACATTCTTTAGAAGTGAGCTTATCTCCACATATAGAGCATAGAAGGTAGTTAGATTCCTGGCCTGAGGATACACTTAGATATCGACCATCTATGATCTTCTCTATGGCATCAGGATCAGTTATATCAGCACTTACTCTGACTACACCACTACCTTTACCTACATCATAGTCAGGGCTAAGATAGTCCTTATCAAACTGATCTCCCTGCTTATATTGGATAAACTGGGCCGCTGATAGTCTACCTATGGCGTCCTTCTTATGTTCATGGTGTGTTAATATGGGAACACTATAGTCACTGGTGCCACCTAGTTCTTTAGATAGGTAGCTTAGGTAGCTATTCTTAACATGTTTACCAGGATAGACCCTAAGATTAGTTAGGAGGCCTGAGTGGGTAGCATCAATCTGAACCCTTAGTTTAGCTTTGCCCCTATTTAATAGGTCTAGGGCATCTGACTTTATATCAGCCTTGATAGGTTGATCTATAACAACCTGGTCAATTAATTTAAATTTATTCATTAGTGGGTTTAGTCCCTAGTGCTAGCTGATAGCTTTCAGTGTTGTCTACTATTAAATTTTTATATATAATAGGACCTTGAGGCAACTCAATTATTTTGCGATCAGCAGATTCATTTTCTAGTATTATTGAGTTATAGCCGAATGTTCTACATGCTTTGGCAAAGCCATATCTGGTAGCCACTGTGGAGTGCTCAGAGGCTAAACCAGCCACTCCAGAGGTAGTAAAGGCTATCAGCCTAGGCAGGACATCAAAGGCTCTATTATGGCCTTCTAGGTCCCTTGTGAGGTCTCCTAGGATAGATTCTATTAGTGGGTTAACTACCTGCCAATAGGACTTCTCTACATAGTGGGTAAAGAATTTTTCTTTAGATCTATTGCCTATAGGAGCTGGAGTCTTACTATCTAGGACTGCTGCCTTAGATAGGCCTTCATCTATATTCTTGGATAGCCACTCCTTAGCCGATACCATTGATACAGCTACAAAGTCCTTAAATAGCTTGTTAATATCATCTGAGATATCCTCTGGATTGATCTCATCTTCATATTGGGTAACTATAGAGACTAGCTTCTCTTTAAGATCCTCAGAACTAGATCTTAGGGCTGAGATGTAATCGTTTATAGGGAACCTAGGTTTAGCTTGCATCTTACCATGTTGGTTCTCGGGCTGACCCTTATTACCGGCTAGCTTAGTTACCTTCTTGGTAGTGGTGTTTCTTTCAGGTGTTCCTGACTTCCTAGTTACTGTCTTGGTTACTTCTGGACCAGGATCACCAGGTGCCTCTGGAGTAGGCATAACACTAGCTGCGTGGGCCTCTAGCTCCATCTGCATCTCTTGGTCTAGGATCCTAGGAGTCAGGTTGCGCTCCTCATCAGACATAGGTTTCTTGTTAAGGTATTCCTTCCTGAATTCATCCTCATTGATTGCATTACCAAGCATCAGCTGTAGGCCATGATTCTGATGCATCCTAAGCTCTTCCCTATCTATAGTGGCAAATGTCATAGTCACCATATTCTCATGGGTGACATCATAGCCTCCTTCTAATAGAAGTTGCAGAATAATTCCATAGGAGACAGCATTACTGAATACCTCTTGGTAGTCCTTAGCTGCATC